CTACATAACCGCAGTTTATGATTTCATCACCCAAGACTCAGCCACTTTGGATTTGGGCCAATTACAAGAACGCCTATGTGTCATGAAAAATCAGTACCATGATGTGTATCGACGATGCGTAGGAGATTCTAGGCCTCTATCTGATAAGAAATTCTCAGCTCTCCTCCCCAAGCTGCCCCTACACTATAGACTCCATTTTGCATTGATGGGTGGTGATGGTGGTTTGTCTCTGTCTGATCTCAAGATATTGAGAGCTTTTGACAGACGCCACGCACTAGAAATTAATTTCACCCACCGCATATGGCACTATCATTTGAAACCATTGGATTTTCAGTTCATCAAACCTGAATTTTTGCCTGGCTCTATGGATGCTAGGTACTTAAACATTGTTTTGTTTGAGGACTATGTTGCCGCTGTTTTGAATCGTAGGAGTTCAGCTATTAGTACCGACTCTGTACAACCCACCGTGATGAATCTCATCAAAAACACGCAAGGTATTGATGCCTGTAGCGAGTCCATTTTTGCTGGGAAGAACATGATCAAAGACCACGTGTGGGTGGCCATGCAACTTCTAACTCATAAGGCCGTGAGTTATGATGGTTGTTTAAACTGAATGGCCCCGCATGGTGGATGCGGGGCTACAGAGTCGATGACATTCCACCTCCAGCCTTCGGCGGCGTTAAACCCGAGGTTGCTTTCACGCGACCAAAAACCTTGCGTTCAGAAGTGATTAACAATCCGACACTTGTTAGCAGAAATCTCCCATTCTGTATCGGTGGAGCTTGTTATGTTAAGCCTGACCACAAGGATCCTTTAATGATAGCTCTCGGTGCATTAAAACGGATGGGTTCGCTCAAACGTGATGTACCCGAGGAGGATCGCAGGGTGTATCGTGACTTTTGTGTCAAAACGTTCACCAAAATGTTTGATCCCCTGGAGCTTGACCAATTCAAAGAGCCGGAGCAGTGGCTAGCCGACTTGGACATTTCTGAAGAACGACGTGCTGAGCTTAGAGCAGCTATGGAAGAAAACAATTTTGAGGGTATACATTTTGATGACCCTGCTTTCATACCTCTATGGGCTTCCGTCGAAGCATTTATTAAAGATGAGTTTTATTTTGAACCAAAAATGACTCGCTGGATTAATGCTAGAAATGATAGAGTCAAGGCTTGGTTTGGCCCTCTGGTTGACATGGCTATGAAAGTATTTGCAGCTTGCCCGAATGTCATTAAGACAGTTCCCGTCAGTGATAGAGCCCGTTATATACATGACTGGTTCTACGCTGAAGGTAGGAAGTACGGCGCTACGGATTTTACTTCTTTTGAAGCACATTTTAAAGACTGGTTGATGGAAATCGAAGGTTTGTTCATTGAATATCTACTTCAAAGACACCCTCTTGTCCGGTTATTGAAAGTGTTTTATGAGAAAGTTCTTTCTGGTCAAAATGTCTCAAAAATGCGCAACTTTGGCGCTTTCATCTTCTGGGCCCTGCGATGCTCCGGTGAGATGAATACCTCCTTTGGCAACACATTCCACAATTTGATGACTATTCTCTTTTGTCTTGAAGAGAACGGCGCCATAGATAGTGGTACAATGGTTGAAGGGGATGACTCCATATTTTTCTGTGAACCTCCGGAATGCATGCCTCGTTATGAGCAGTTCGAGCGTTTCGGGTGGGAGGTTAAAATGGAGCAATTTTCAAATCTAGGCGATGCTAGTTTCTGTGGTAATGTCTATGATCCTGATGATATGATAGTTGTCACTGATCCCAGAAAGGTGATGCTAACCTTAGGATGGACTTCCCGGAAATACTTGGGTGCTAGACCTGCCTTTTTATCGGGGTTACTACGCAGTAAAGTGCTTTCTATGGCACATCAGTACGGTAGGAACCCGATAATCTGGAAGCTTTCGTCTAAACTGTTACAGTTAACTGAAAATTGTAAAATTCGCAAAAGCATCGTCTTCGGAATGGATGCCTATCACCGTGAAAATTTTCGTCGTTTCCTAGACAACGAACCCATCATTTCGGAGCCTCCTATAGGCACTAGATTGCTGGTGGAGAGATTGTATGGGATAAGTCTTGATCTTCAATATCAAATTGAAGATGACATTGATGATATCACGGAGTTAGGCACATGGTTTCCAAGAACTGACATTCTCACTGACAAACAACATGAACAGTGGGAGCGTTATGTCTCAAACCTCAAATGGTCATTCAGAGAAGATGATATTCCGCCTGCGTGGAAGGACCAGTTGTCCAAGCTAACCAAAGAGAATAGCTCATTTGCTGTTTGGTTGTACAGATACCTTGATGTGTCTGGCACATCTGATAGATGTTGACTACGGGCAACTACGGTTCTACCATGAATGGTGGAACAATCCGAAGAGTAACTCGGGGCGAAATGTTACTCAACAAACTTGTTAAATCTGGCTCACTGACGGATGCTGGAAAGGACTTCTTAATCGCTGCTGTTGATCCAATGCACGATAAGGTTTTGAAGCACCTTGAAGGTTTTCCTGATGTTGAATGTGCTCCATCTGTTGTACGTTGTATTAAACAGACTGCCACGATAAGTTCTGGAGGTAAAGACTTGTATATTGTGCTGTGGCCTTGGTTACAGCCTCAAGATTTCAGTCAAACTACTTCTGAAACTGGCAGAGTGAACAATCTTCTAGCTAATAAAGACGCGGTCACGTTGGTTTTTGGTGGTCTTCAAATCTTTTCGGTTCCTGCTGGGACTGACTTTGATTTAACCACTGCAACGTTGGTCAAGACTATTAAGCTGGATGAAACGTTTTCTGGTGGGGCTTCTCGTCTTCTTGGAATGGGTTTTGAAGTTAGGGATGTGACGGCTGAATTGTATAAGCAGGGTACCATAACCTGCTGGCGGCAGCCTGAGTCTACTCTTGCTTTACCCGAAACTTGGAATGTTGCTATGGCTTGTGTGCCTTCGGCTACTGTGAATGCTGGTTTCAGTGTTCACAAGATCCGTCGCCCGCCTAGCAGTACATCTGAAGCTATGTTATTGACTGGCTCCAGGCAATGGTCTTCTGATATGGGTTGTTATATGGTTTCTCCTATGGCCGGTGATCGTAATCCGGTTCAGTTAGTAAACTATGTGACTCCTATAATAGAATCTGCCACAGCTGATGAGTCTATTGTGTCACCTAACACTTCTCAGGTCTTATTCCAAAATTTCCAACTTGGTGCTTCTGCTGGAGCTCAATTTCCTTGTGCTACGCCTAATAAAATATACCCTTTTCATCAGATTGGTTGTGCTTTGACTGGTACTTCAACTGAAGGTAATGGTTCCTCATATACTATTCAGTTGAATGTTTATGTTGAGAGCTTTCCGACTGGTGATGATAAGGACATTGTTGTTATGGCCACTCCTAGTGCAGGTTATGACTCCACCGCATTGGCGCTGTATTCTGAAATTCTGTCTGAATTACCTGTGGCTGTTCCTGTTGATGAGAACGGTCTCGGTGATTGGTTCGCTGACGTGATTTCTTCTGTTGCTGATTATTTCACACCTATTGCTACTGCCTTTAATCCACTAGCTGGCGCTGCTGTCGGCGCTGCCGGCGCTGCTGCAAAGACCTATGTTACTAAAAGGGATTTACAACAGAAAGTGGAACAAGAGCGACAAGCTAATCGTAAGATAATCAAAAAGGAAGTCAAACGTGATGTCAAGCAAAAGATCCAACAGAAACAGAATAATAAGAATATGAAGAAGAACTAGATTAACAAAAGGGAGAGGTGGCTAAATCCAGGTGATAACTGGTACCTCTAGTGTCCTGAAAGATCACGAGCGCAAC